AGGAGCCGCTTGGCAACGAACATCAGGGCCGGGGGAACGATGAGCTTGTTGGGCTTCGCCGCGATCAAGAGACCACGCTCGTCGGTCCAACCAGCGATCTGAATGACAGCCGCTTCCAACGAAGTTTCGTTGAGGTCAGAAGCCGTCAAACGGTTGCTGTTGACACCGCCCGAGATAAGCGGATGCGAGGCCGAGAACAACGGCTGACCGTCACCGCCCGTGTAGGCAGCGGCGAAACCATTGTTAAGGACCGAGGCCGCCTTAACCTGCTTCGTGTACGCCATAGCGCGAGCAAGAGCCTTCGTATAGCGCTTGCTGAGCGAGTCGTACAGGTTATCTTCAACCGCTTCTTCCGTGATGGAGAAGCCGAGAGCAATCGTCTCGTGGTTGTAACGAGCCGTCCAAGCTTCCTGCGCGTTATCGTACGCAATGGCTTGGCCTTCCGGCTTAACCGGGGCAGCGGAGAATCCGCTCAGCTTCGTCTCTTCTTCGAAGGAACGCTCGGAGGTCTCAGTCTCGTAGATCTCCTTGTGCTCTTCGCCGTACTGCTTGTACTCCAGACCGAACAGGGCGTTCAGGCCGGGAAGCAGCTCTTTCAGTAATTGTGCACGTGAAATAGCCATTTCTTAGAACTCCCTATTAGGTGCCCGACGCGTTGTTATACGCGTGGTAACCAGCATTGAACTTGACGATGAACTCGACAATGTTGCCGCTGCTATTCGCAGTGTCCACCACCACATCAACCACACGGAACGGCAACGAGGTCGTCACGTTGTTGATGTAGATACCCATCTTGCTGTCGCCCGTGACCGAAGAACCCGTGTTGAGGACGAGTTCCGCGTTCGCACCAAACGAGTTGGCACGGGAAACAAAAGCCGGGAGGAGGCCGCCAGAAGTGCTGTCCGCAACGTTGCTCGTTACGTTGACAACCTTGTAGAGCGCGTTCGGGTCATCCGAAACAAACGCCATAATGTCGTCAGCGACAACACCGCCCGGATAGTACTGCGAGAAGAGCTTCTGCTTCGTGGCCGGGTTGGTGTACGAACATCCGAGGAACACGCCAATAACACCGGCAAGCGGCGAAGCGTTGTTCTGGAGGGTCGTGATGATGACATTTCCCGACGAGTTCAACTGAACGACATCACCGTTGTAGATAGCGGTGCCGTAGTTGCTCCCAATCGGAATCTGTCGCGTAGCACCCGCAAATGGCAAGCCGCCGATCAGATTGACCGGTTTCAAGCCATAAGGTGCATCAACAGTGGGATAAGCCATTTGATACTCCTAAAAATGAATTTATTTGCCTTTGCCAAACGAGACCGTCGTTTTCCGCTCATTAAAGAGGGGCATACGCTCGTCGTTCAGCCTCATAAAGTTATTGTCTACAGACTGCATTTGAGACTGAGCCTGCTTAGCGTAGTAGCTGTCACGTTGGCCCATTAACTCAGCCGGAGCCTTACAGAGCAATAACCCGCCAATCTCAATGTTGTCTTTAAAACGACTATTGGGATCAGCTTGCATCATCAACTTGGGTTGTTCAGAAGCCTTAACCGGCTCCCAACCTTCCCGAAATTTTGCAGACGTATTAGAGGGATCTGCTTGACCCATAATACTTGTCCGGATCCAGCGGAACACCCAACCATCTTGAGCCTCCGGTTCAGGAAGCGTTTGAGGGGGAGTCCACGCCATTTTGCGTTGCGCTGACTCTCGATTTTCAACTTCACGAGTCAATCTATTCTCAGCCATTGTCGTTCTCCAGTCTCATAAGTTCACGTGCGTACTGTTCGTTGCTCAGTCCAAGTTTCTTGGCGATTGCAACTTGAGTCGGTGTCAGGCGGACCTGACGCGGCGCGGTTGCCCGCGTAGCTGGTGCCACAACAGTAGCTGGTTTTGTGCGAGCGGGCTTTTGGGCCTGCTTCGTTTGAGTCGGCTCTTCTTCGGCATCGTCAAATGCTTCAGGGAATCGCTTCCTCATGCTGTCATCGACTCGGCGGTAATACTCGTCTGTGTTCGGGTCTACGCCGCTCCGGACCAGTTTTTCGTGCAGGCCGAGTGCGAGGGCGGTCATCTCCTCGTCCACACCAAACCAAGTGTTTTTCTCTCGCCACGCCTCGGCCTTTGGATCGACCTGCGGCACAGGAGCAGCTTGGGGTGTCGTTACCTGTTGATTCTGTTCTACTCTTTCCGTTTCGCGTTGTAAAGAGGGTTTTATACGAGACAGGTTTTGTAATTTTAATTTCGCGTCAGTCAGGGCCTCTTGAGCATTCGCAATTAGCTCTGAATCACCGCTGTCATAAGCCTGCTTTAGTTGGGACTTAGCAACCGCTAGATCCGTATTTGCAGCACGCTCTGCCTCTTTAATAAATGCCTGCTCGTTATGTCCAAGACGCTGCTTGAGGGTTTTAATCTCTTGCTCACGTGCTTGGGCAAAACGTAGAGCCTCTTCTCGCTCCCGCAGGGCACGTTCTTTCTCACGACGCTCGTCGTGCCAGACCTTTTTCATCTGAGATAGGCGCTTCTTAACCTTCTCGGAGTAATCCTCAAGGTCGTCCTTCTCAAGCTCCTGCACTACCTCCTTCGGTAGCGGCTTACGGCCTCGGTCTTCAGGGGGTGTATCGTCCTCGATCTCTACTTGAATCTCGTCGCTAACCTCTTGATTAGCTTCAGCTTTTTGCTCAGCTTCGGCTTCAAGTTCGTCGGGGAACTTAAATTCGTTCTGTTCAATAGACATTATGTTTTACCTCACACGCGACGAATGCCACGGGGATCGTCTACAACTGCTTCCACCGTGTCGTCGTTGATGATGCGGAACTCTCGTCCGTGGATGACCAACCGGGTACCGGCATAGGGGCGGGTCAACACAAAGTCACCCTCCTTACACCACGGGCCAGTCGGAAAGCGGTCCTTATCTTGATAGCAAAGGTCGCCCATCTTGATGACGAATAGGACAACCGTAGTCAGTTCCTCCGTCCTCTTGGTGTCCTCGGCTTTAATGATGCCGCCTTCGTATTCCTCCTCTACGTGCGGTACCGCACAGAGGATTCGATACCCTTTCGGGTCTGGCAGTTGAGAGGCTTTCTTTGCCTCCTCCTGCGTCTTTTCAATGTCGATATTACTCATCGTCGCGCTCCAAGCGTTTTGCAAGGTCTCGAATATGGTTCTTTGCGAGGTCGAGACCCTGAAGTGCCCCGCAAAGTCGTTTGTATTCACCTTCGTCCAATTTGCCTTGGATGAGGGCTTCAACAATCAAAGTGCGCTCCTCTTGGAGTTTTGACTCCAAGTACTCAAGAGCGTTGCCGTATGCCATTTACCTATCCTCACTTACCTCCCGGACTGGGACCTTTTCTCGACCGAGGGCTAGTAGCCATCGGATTGATGCTGCGCTGCGCGGCCTGATCTTTCGCCTTCGCAATCTCAACACCGAGTTTCGTTCCTTCAAGCTGCTGCCTGTTGGATTCTTGCGCCTTGTGCTTCTCGATTTCCGCACCAAGACGGGCTGCATCAAGCTGCTGACGACCAGAGATTTCTGCCTCGCGTAGGCGAAGCTCGTCTTCTTTGGCTGCCGCAGTGATGATGTTTTGTTGCTCTTTGAGACGCAGCTCTTCCTGCTTTGCCTGCATCTCCATCTGCGCTTTCATCTGCTTGGTCTGAGCCTCCATTTGCTTGATTTGGAGGTCCATCATCTGCATCTGAACAAGCGGGTCTTGTGCCTGCTGAGCATTCTGCTGAGCCTGCATTTCGGCCTGATCCTTCTGCAACAATCGAGCAGCGGCCATCGCACTGACCTGCGCCATCTGAACCTCCATTTCCGGAGAGATGTCGTACTCCTCGTTGTCGTCTTGCGGCAAGGGCGGCAGCGCCACACCAAGCTGTTTCTCAATCTCGCGGCGATACTGGAACGCCACGTGCTCCATAATGTGGGCCTGAAGAGATGACGTAATCTGCTGTGCCATCGGGTTCTGCCCGATCATCTGCGCCATCTTCGGATCTTGACCAAGCGCCATATGCACAGCGATGTGCGCCTCATGATCCTGATACATAAACGCCTTCAGGGGCTTACCCGTAATAGCGTCCATATTCTCTGTGACCGGATCGCGCGGCTTCTGGTCGTCCGGCATCGGCACAAGCTTGTCCGCATTTTTGATCCCAAGCACCTCAATCATCTGGCGATGTAGGTACGGGAGGTTGTATAACTGCGGGGCAGCTTGGGCCAACTGCATCACGGCCTGATACTGCACGACCTTCTGCGACATCGTTGCCGCATTTGGATCGCTGACCGGGATGACATCCACATCATCGTAATCAGCCTTCTTCGCACGGCGATTACCGACTTCCGGCTCGTAGCTATACTCCTCTGGCGTATAGTCTCGGATGATCCCTGCGAGGAGTTTGAACTCCTGCTTCATCGCGTAGTAGATGCGAGCCTGAACAGCCGACATCACCTTGAGAACACGCTCTAGGATTGCGAGAGTGGTGCCTACCGGAGCCTGCGAGGACATATCACTGATCTTAAGATCCGATACCGCAGCGAAGCGGCGACCTTCCTCAATGATCTTGTCCATCAACAAGGATAGAGTTTGGCTTGGCTCCTTATACGGGAGCGGCAGGATGTTATCCCGCACAGCACCACTTGGTACGTCTACGTCTCGCCATTCTCCCGGAGCAATAGGCGTATCGTCTCCCTTAATTCTAAGCCCGCGTGACTTGAGACCACCCGGTAAGTTGCTGAGTGTTCCAGCATCGACAAGCTGCCTAAGAAGCGATGTAGCTGCCTTAGAGTGTCCGCCGATAAGGTGGATGAGACCAAAGTAGTAGAACCCGAAGCCGGGGATGTAACCATAATGAACAAAGTGCTGTCGCTTGGCTTTGAGTTCATCTTCTTCTTTCCAATTACGTCGAATAGCTAAGACAGTCCCGGTCCCCTTCTCAATAGTGACCACGTAAGGCAATGCTATACCGGTCTCGTGGTTCTCCTCGTCCACATCCGGATAGTCCGGCAGGTCAAGGTTCACGTGCATCTCAAGCAACTGGAACCGGTCATCCATCGAAGCACTGAAGCCCTGATCCTCGGCTTTCTGCTTCTCAACCTCGTCCATCACACGGATCGGTTCGCCAAGGTCCACATCTCGGTAGAACCCGGCGTACTGAAGCTTCTTCAACTCATTCTTCGTCTTACGCATCCGGTGCGTAACACGCTCGGCTGTCTCTAAGTTAGCAGCGCCGTACGGCACCACGATATCTTCTGCCGGAATATAAACAGCGGTCTGACGACCCAATGACGGGTCAAAGTAAATCTTCTTAAACGCATTACCCGCCAAGGCCATCGACAGCAGCATCCGCTCGTGCTCCGGGCGGTACTCCTTCATCACCTCAGTAAGTTGGAAATTCATGTCATCCGCAACGCGAATGGCGGCATCTTTCTTCTCTGCCGTCTCCTTGCCAACGATCTTGGTCTTGACCGGCCCCATCGCGGGGAAAGTCTCCATAATCGTCTCGGACTGAAACTTAACAGCCGACTCCATCAAGAGTGGGTGGAACACGCCACATGCACCCGGCCACGGCTCTGTTCTCTCCTCGTAGCGAATGCCGAGGATCTTTAGTCCTTTTACATACGTATCAAGCCAATCTTTGCGGCTTGCAAGGTCACCCTCGTACTGCCCGATCAATTCAGAAGCAAGGCTCTGAAGATCATTCTCGCCCATATACTCAGCGAGGTTGGCATCGAAGTCCTCAGCGCGTGGCTCAGACTTCTCGAATTCGATCATCATCCCATCGACACCGATCTTGACCTCTTCCGGGTCCACGATCTCGATCTCAATCGGCTCCATCTCCGCAGCCATAGCCGCGATACCTTGGGGAGCCTCCATTAAACTTTTATCGACGGCCATCTAAGTTCTCCTAATAAAATCCTTCACGACGGTGGCTCTTGAACCACCGAGTCGGTTCCGGTTCGTCAGACGGAAGCTGAATAAAGCCGCCTTGCCTGAACCGGAGCAAGGCTAAAGTCGTGGCGTCCACTAAGTCGTCGTGGGTACCACTTGGAAAATCATTACATTCTTCAACCACTTCCCACGCCCATCGGCGGTCGGGTACCCAAACTATACCGGAAGAAAACAGATCAGTGACTGCATTAACTCTTGAGATTTTATCCTGTCCCTTGCCGGGGGTGAATTCAGCTATCGGCACGCCCATACGCCGCATCTCCTGATACAGCGCCGCACCGTTGGATTTCTTTTCCACCACGAACGTATCCGGGTTCCACTCCTTATATTGTTCTAGGACAAGTGCCTTTAACTCCGGGAACTCAAGCCGCTCTTTGATCGCGTTCAACAGGATAATGTTGTAATTCTGAGTCTCCTCGTTCTTAAAGACACCCCACGTGAGCAGCGCGTTGTAGTCCGACCGGTTGGTTTTCTCTTGGGCAGCGTCGAGCGTCATAATAATGTGCTCGCATGACGGGGGATTCTCGCGGTCCCACACCTGCCACCACTCTCGTTTGATGAGTGCGCCTTCCTCCGAAGTCGGCTCCTGCATGTACTGGGCTTGCCAATACCGCACATCCATCGACGCCTTTTTAGCCAATAACTCGTCAATACCCCAAAACTCAGGCCATAGCGGTTTGTCGTTCAGGATGGCAGGGAACTCGACCACTTCCCACTGATCTGCCCCTTCCTCGCGGGTCATGTGATCGACGATCTTCCCAGTCAGATCCATCTTCGACCACCGGGTCATCACCACGATGATCGCGCCTCCCGGCATTAGTCGTTGGACCGGGCCTGACTGGAACCATTCCCAAGCCGGTTCAAAAACGTCTGCGCGACCTTGTTTAGCTTCCTGTTCTGAGTGGGGATCATCAATAATGAACAGATCAGCGCCTCGACCAGCAAGAGCACCGCCAACACCGATAGCAAAATACTCGCCGTTAAAATTAGTACCCCAACGAGAAGCACTTTTACTATCAGCCTGCAACTCGACGCTTGGAAAGATGTCACGGTAG